CAGTGATTTTAAAAGTAATAAAGATTTTAAATCTTTGATGGTAACTAATGGTCAATCATCAATAAGTTTACCAGATGGTCAATCAAATTTAACTGGTGGAACAACTTCAGCTAATATATTAAATAATTTATCACCAACACGATTATCATTACTTGATAATACAACTGGTGGTTACACAACTATCGGTGGAAATTTTTTAATTCCAGCGAGTGGTTCAAGTGAAAATGATTACATTTTATTTGGTTATTTAAATCCAAATGGAACAGCTGATATACCTGGTAAAACACTGGTTATAAACAACATTAATATAAATACTTTTACTTCTGGTGCAACAATTGGTAGTACTGGAACAACACTTCAGTGGGTTGTTGGTGTTGGTGGAACAGATTTATCACTTGGTGAGTTGGATTCTGTTACTGGTGGTACAAAAACAACTAGAAGATTAGGTTTAGGTGTTCAAAACATACCAACAATATCATCTGTTGGAACTATGGCAAGACCAATGATAAATAATGAACTAATAACACCACTTATGGTTGAATCTGGAACTTATTTACACATAATATTAAAAATACCAATAGGGGTTGAAACACCATTATTAGTTTATAGGGGTAATGTTTCTATTAATGGATATTGGGAATAAAAATTAACAAATTACACATTAACTTTTATTTATGTGGTTAGTTATTAAATAATTTATATACATGGCAACAAATGTTAGGTCAATATCAATAGGTAGTGTATTACTTCAATCTGGAGATGGAATTCCAATCCATGTTAGTAAACGTGGTACATTCTATATTGATTACTCTACTGGAATTGCATATATGAATACTGATGATATTAGTACATGGGGTGCTTTTACAATACTTACACCAAATCAAATAGCTGCAATAACGAATGCATCATCACCTAGTGGTGCTAATCCATTTGCCACAGTTAATCAATTAACTGGTGGTAGTGGAACAGATATTTATGTTACTGGTGGAACATTGAATGGACAAACATTGACTTTAATACGAAATGATAATGTTAATATACCAATAACTGGGTTTACAACAGGTGGTACTATTTCCGATACATATTGGAGTAGTGGTTCAAGTGGTAATTTTTCTTTAAAAACATTAAATGATTCATCAACTGATGCTGTTGGTGATTATTCCGTAGCTATTGGTTATGAAGTTTCTGTTAGAGGTATAGGTGGGGTTGGTTTTGGTTCAAACAATATAAATAGAAGTGATTTTGGTTTAATTGGTGGGGATGGTAGTCAAGTATCTGGTTACACATCTTTTGTTTTGTCTAAAAACTCATCTTTAATTGGTGATGGGTCTGCTATTATTGGAGGGGAAAATATTTCGGTAAATGGAAATAATACACTTTTTGTACCTTTTTTAAGTATTTTATCAGCATCAACAAATAATTCATTAAGTAATATTTTAGTTAGAGATAATAACGGAACTATTTCACTACGTGATGTGTCAACAATAAGCGGTTCGTCAGGATTTGATGTCTATGTTACTGGTGGTACATATTCGAATGGAACTGCTATTTTTACAAATAACACAGGTGGAACGTTCAGTGTAAGTGGGTTTAGTACTGGTGGAACATCATCATTAAGTGGTGAATACTTACCATTATCTGGTGGTACCGTTAGTGGTGAAACTAGATTTACGTCTGGTGTTTCGGCAACAACAATATCGGCAACAACATATCAAAATTTACCATTAGATATTAGAGTTACAGGGGGTACTTATAGTAATGGAACTGCTATTTTTACAAATAACACAGGTGGAACCTTTAACGTAACTGGATTTACAACAGGAAGTTCATCAACTGATATATATGTAACAGGTGGTACATTTGCAAATGGTACAACAACTTTAAGACGTAATGATGGAAATAATGTTATTATAACTGGTTATTCATCTGGAAATAATAATGTAATTTATGGAAATGGAATTGACCAAAGTGGAACAACAGCAGCATCAAATACTTTAATTGGTTTAGTATTAATTTCAGGTGGAACATATGTAGCTGGAGATGTTATAAGGATGGAAATGAGAGGAAGAAAAAATGGTGTGACAGTTATTCCGACAAATAGATTTTACTTTAATACTTCACCAACATTAGCTGGAGCAACATTAATTGGTACATCAACTTCCGCTGCAAACTTAGCTGCAACATATATGCAACGTACACTTCCAATTAAGGTCACAAATGGAACAGGAAATGGAACCGAAGCTGTATTTGTGGCTGGTACATATACAAGTGATTCAACACCGTTAAATAACGTTTCAAGTGTGGCAATCAATTGGGATAATGATGTTTATTTATTAATTGCTGGTCAAATGGCATCATCAGCTGAAACACAAACATTATCTTACATGACAGTTAAAAGGATTTAATTTATGAGTAATCAAAGTACACAAGGTGGAGTAATTATGGATGGTGAGTTTTTACCATTCACATATTCACTATACGAAAATGGATTTGAAATAATCGATGAGTATATGGCTCATGTTGAATTGGATAATTCAATCAGGGTATTAACTATTGATATGATAATTGATGGGAATAAATTTAATACCATACAAGAGTTGATTGATTATATTTATGGTCATTAATTAAATTTTTTAAAAAGTAAAGAATACTTTCATTTATTTCTTAATATTTATAACTAAGCAGAGCTTAAAATAAATTAAAAATTAAGAAAATAAAATTATGTCAGAATCAAGAGTATTCGTAAGTCCAGGTATTTACACATCAGAAAGAGACTTAACATATGTAGCCCGTCAAGTTGGTGTTACAACATTAGGTTTGGTTGGTGAAACAACAATTGGACCAGCGTTTCAACCTATATTCATTAGCAATTATAATGAATTCCAATCATTTTTTGGTGGTTTAGATAATACGTTAATAAAAGATACTGGTGCCCCTAAATATGAATTGGCATATATTGCTAAATCTTATCTTAGTCAATCAAATCAATTATTTGTAACTAGAGTATTAGGTTATTCTGGTTATGACGCTGGTTTAGCATGGGGTATTACATTAGATGCAGCTATGGATAATAGTACATATGGTATTACAAGTGGCCCAACAAATGTTGCATCATTGATAACTTATAGTGCAACTACTGGTGGAACAAACGTGGTAGTTTCTTCAAGTGTTTCATTGATTCAATCATTAATAAATAATGGTACTTTAACAGACCAATTAGCTTTCTTGGGTGTATCAAATACTGGTACAACTTCATCAATATCACCATATTATTTAAAAACTGGTGATAACTTTAGTGGTGTTTCATTTACGTTGAATGTTATATCTACTGGTACAAGTGGTTCATATTTAACTGGAACAACAAGTGGTGTTACAACTTTTTATTCTGGTACATCTTATTCTGATGTTGAAAATAAATTGGTAGCCTTATTAAGGTCTAGAGGAACTGTTAATCAAACAACACAATTGGTTGATTTTGAAGTTACTGGTGCTACTGGAGTTGGGTTTAACCCATCAGTTACTGGTGCTACAACAAATCCATTAGGTGACTTCACATTAACAGGAGCATCAACAACACAAGGTGCGTTTAGTTATGGATTATCTTTGGATAAAACAAAAAGAAATTACTTACCTAAGGTTTTAGGTAGAGGTGCCCAAGATGGTAAAACAGCATTGTTTGTTGAAGAATTCTATTCAGAAATGTTCGAAAATTACAATGATGATGAAAAAGTTAGAGGTGTTAACTTAACACCTATTAATTATAGTAATAAATTTGATGATTATTTGGTGGAATTTGCTCCAGCTGTTACACCATATGTTGTATCAGAATTAAGAGGTAATAAAGTTCTTAGATTATTCAGGTTTTGGACAATTTCTGATGGTAATGCGGCAAATGAGCAGTTTAAGATATCAATCACTAATATTAAACCAGATACAAAAGAGTTTGATGTTATTGTTAGAGGATTCTATGATACTGATGCTAATATTCAAGTGTTGGAAAGCTTTACTAGATGTACATTAGACCCAGAATCTAATAATTATATTGGTAAGAAAATAGGTACGTTAGATGGTGAATATGCTTCAAAATCTTTATATGTTTTAGTTGAATTTGATACTGAAAATGATATAAGTGAAGCATTCCCTGCTGGGTTTATTGGGTATCCAGTTAGAGATTATAATGAAAATGGTAATTCATCAGTTCTTTCTCCATCAATCACTTATAAAACATCTTATAGTGCTTTTGAAAACAAAAGAAAATATTATTTAGGTTTATCAAATACTATCGGTATTGATGCTGACTTCTTTGATTACAAAGGAAAACCAGAAAGTTCTACTTTAGATATGTGGACTGGATTAACAAAAGGATTCCACATGGATATCGATGCTACAGGAGCAACTATTGATGGTGTTGAAATAGTAATTAACTCAAGTGGAGGTACTTACTCACCAATATTCTTATTTGATACTGGTGATGCTGAATTTAGAACTGAAGCTGGATTACTAAATACTCCTTATGAGAAAATTTATGCTCGTAAATTCACAATGGCACCTTATGGTGGTTTTGATGGATGGGATATCTATAGAACTAGAAGAAGTAACCAAGATTCATATACGATAAATGGAACTAAAGGTGCTGCTGGTCTATTGGTTGATACATTCGCAAATAGAACACTTACAAATGGTGATTTAGGTATCACATCCGATTACTATGCTTACCTTGAAGCAATTTGGACGTTTAATAACCCTGAAGCTATAAATATTAACGTATTGGCTACACCAGGTATCGATACATTCGATAATAGTAACTTGGTTGAAGCTACAATCGATATGATTCAAGATGATAGAAGTGACTCACTTTATATCGTTACAACACCAGATACAGATGCTAGTGGTGATGTTATATCAGCAGCTGATGTTGCAGATTCACTTGATGGTTTATATGATAGTAGCTACACAGCAACATATTGGCCTTGGATTCAAATATTGGATTCTGAAAATAATGCTTATGTGTACGTTCCACCAACAAGAGATGTTGTTAGAAACATAGCTTTGACTGATAATATATCTTATTCTTGGTTCGCAGTTGCTGGTCTTCAAAGAGGTAACGTGGATGCTATCAAAGCAAGAAAGAAATTAACAGTTGGTGAAAATGAAACTCTTTTGGATGCTAGAGTTAACCCAATATTCACATTCAATACTGAAGGTATTAAGATTTGGGGTAATAAAACAGCCCTTAATAGAATAAATGTTAGAAGACTTTTATTGCAAACTAGAAAGTTGATTTCATCAGCTTGTTTAAGACTTATCTTCGAACAAAATGATTCAGTAGTTAGAAGCCAATTCTTAGCTATGGTTAACCCAATCCTTAATAATATTAGAACACAAAGAGGTCTTATTGACTTTAGAGTGGCTATATCTGATGCACCAGAAGACTTGGATAGAAATGAATTGAATGCAACTATTTGGTTGAAACCAACTCGTTCACTAGAGTTTATAAAGATTGACTTCGTACTAACAAACGCTGGGGCTTCATTCGATGATATTTAATCGATAACCTTAACGTTAAAAAACCCTATACTTTTCAGTATGGGGTTTTTTGTTTATTAAAATGATATTTATATAATATGAAAAAGACTTTGATTATAACTGAATCACAACAAGAAAAACTATTTGAATATAATTTAAAGTTTAAGACTTTAATTACTGAGAGTAAAAAAGAATGTATCTTGGGAATCGGTTTGATTCTAAATAAAGCCGTTAATGGCACCAAATTTAATCAGAGTGGTCATAACTTGGAATTATCAAATAAAGCCATTACTAACCCTAAAATCATGTCTAAGATAAAAAATATGCTTGAAGATGAATCTCAATTGGATGAATTATTTGATGCTATGGAAATCTTGGGTGTGAAAGACCCTAAATCTTTTATGAGTAAAAATGCAAATAAATTGGTTTCCACATTTAATTCATTGGCTAAGGAATCAAATATCAAAGATAGATTAGATATAACAACAGTTCTTAACTTAAACAAATGACAAAAATAACTCATCATAAAATAGATACATCGATATATAATCAAGACGTTTTTGTTATATTTCATGATTCATGTATAGAAGCAATACAACATATAAATGATGAGTTTGATAATGAAGATACATTAGACTTAGCAAATGACGCTAGAGGGTTCCAATGGGAAACATCATATAAATTTGAAGGAATGCTTAAAAATAGATTCTTTATGTTTATTAACTCAAATGAATTGCTTAAGCATAATAATACTACCGTTGAACATGAATTGATTCACTTAACATGGGCAATACTTGACCATGTTGGTGTTAAGATAAAAGCCAATAACCATGAAGCGTTTACATATTTCTTTGAATACTTATTGGTTCAAGTTAAAAACTTAATAAACCAGCCCAAGTCTTAATAATATTTGGGTTTCGTTGATTGGTTCAGTTTCATAATCAAATGTGAAAATCTTATCAATATTATCTTTACCAACTAAATCATATAATACACCATATGGGTTGTATATATTTTCATTATCCATAGAATATAATGGTGTGTGGGCATCAAAATCATCTGTATTATAAGTTTCTTCACTTTCTAATGGACTAACTAATACATGCATAAAATCTAAACTATCACTAGATTGTTTAAAATCAATGATAACGTAACAGATTTCATTTGTTGAGTAATCATGCCATTGTTTCCATAAATGATTAAAATTAGAATTATCATATGTGAAACACCATAATGAATTACATCCAATCTTTTTAATAGCATATGGTGACCCAACCTCAACAACCATTACTTTATTTTTAAAATACTTTATCTGTAAATCATCATCAGAATCAATAATCTCTTTTATTGCTTTAAGGGTTAATTTATTACCGCCAATTAATTTTTTCTTGTCGTCAATTATTTGAGTTAGTCTACTGAATGTTATATCACTCTTAAATAATTTATTGTAAATCTTATTTTTAGCTGAATTATCTCTATTATTTAATAATGATAAATGTGTTGTTATATATTCTATATCATTAAGTAATGTTCTAAAATCATTATAGTCACGTTCTAACCTAATATCGTTTTTTAAATTTCTAATGGCAACTTTTGGTAGTTTATTTAATTTTTTTAAACATTTAATTCGTTCAATAAATAACGAAAATAATTCATCACCTTTTGATTTGTATAAATCAAAATTTTCTATTGGTAAAACATTTTTATTGTAGTTAACTAATGAATTATGAATATCTTTTAAATAGTTTATAAATTTTTTAGTACCAAAGTGTGAATGTAACTTAACATTTGAATAAATATCAGAAATTATTTTAGTTGTATTGTCACCATTGGTTATACTTAAGATGATATCTTTACCTTCTTCAGATATCTTATTTGTTTTAAAGTATAATTTATCAGCTAATTGTAAATTCTCACGTAATAACTTCTTTATAAATAAATTCATACATATAAATATAGGTTTAATCAACAAATGATTTACTATATGTTATAGTTCCACAATCATATATCCTGTACATCTTCCTTTCAAGCATAATTTCATGTTCAGTTTTATTGGTGGTATCGAAACCATTTTTCTTGAGAATTTCTTTTCTAAACCCAAATCTATGTTTACGTTGTTTTCCAACTACATACCAATAATTTGGCTTATTTTTATGTGACTCTATGAAACCTAAGGTATCATATAAATCACCAGTACTCCACCTCATATCAGCATAACTAATAATCTTATTTGGTGAATTATCTTTTATGAAATGAGATAATAACTTAGAAGCACCACCAATAACATTTATATCTAATTTGTTACAAAACCTACTAAGTTCATGCCCATCATAACCAATTCCAACCCCTAATCTTGGTTTGTTAAAACACATCAAAGATACCAATTCATCATCATAATATAATCCAAGCCTAACACTTGAATTTACATTGCCTTGCAAATGATTGTTATTTAAAAATATTTCACCATCTTTTTGTGAAACAATTCTTACCTCACATTTCCTACCAAATATCTTATTTTCAGTCAATCCAAGTATATTCTTAAGCCTTGATTTAACAATATCTTTTTTAAACTCCCACTCATCTTCAAATATATGTATAAGCTTTATCCCGTTTTCTTCACATT